GTGGTAATCGTGAGGAAGAAATCTTAGGAAGTCATGCTTGGGATATTAGACAGTCTGTTAAATACAGTATCGGTAGTGCAAAAGATGGCGCAAGAGATTATGATGTTGCAATCGGTGGTAGTGAGAGAAGAGCAGTTGGTGGCGAGTTTGGTTTGCTTGTTACAAATGACATTACAGAGTCATCTACGGCTGGTGACGTAATAATAAATGCTAAGAATAATATGTCATTGAAAACAACAACAGGAATTGTTGCGATTGGTGCTGGTACTAATATCAATATACAATCATCATTAAAAACATTAGTAAAATCTGGAACCACATACACTGAAACTGTTGGTACAACTAGAGCATCTACTACTGGTGAAACTTGGACACATACTTCTGGTGGTGACATTACAATTACTGGTGGTCCGAATATTAACTTGAACCCATAGGATAAGACATGGCCGAATTTCAATTTTTAATAAATGGTGAATTGGTTACCTATGATAAGTATGAAGATATACCAGAAACTTTTGATCATGTGATTAAGTTTTTACCTGACAACCCAGAACCAGCGGGAGATGGTGGTAATCATACAGATGAACAACACGAAGCAATGTCAGTGTGGAATGGACGATTGCAAGAACTAATGGAGAAAGAACGTGCCAGCAATATGTAGAGGTAACTCAGTTGATGCAGATGTACCACATTGTTCTACGCCACTAAGGTCTGAGTTAAGTCCTGACGTAATTGTAAATGGTACAGGTATATCAAGACAGGGTGATAACAATACACCACATTTGATTCCAATTGCCGTCCCGTGTCCAACTCATGCTGCACCTATAGCTACAGGATCGACAACGGTATTCATAAACGGAAAGGGTTGTGGTAGAATAGGAGATGCAATATCAGCATGTACAAGTGTTGCAACAGGTTCTGCAAATACCTTTGCTGGTCCGTAGGAGAAATGAATGGTTGATTTTACTACACCAAACCTATTAGGGGCAAGTCCAGAATTTAATAAACTCATAAGTCAATTTGATAGCATCAAGGAATCTCTTAAAAGTCAACTAGAGGCCGAAATTGATACTGTAAAAAGTAATGTGGGAAGTTCATTGAGTGTTTTAGATTCAGACATGAAGGAATTGATTCCAGAATTACCAGCAACTCCAGATATTAGTTTCATATCAGAAATACAAAATCTAGCAGCATTGCCATCCGGTGGTCTTTCAAGTTTGTCTGCATTAGCAAACCTTCAATCTCAATTTGGGTCTGCGTTATCTGGTGCTGGTTTTTCTTTAGATAGTCTTGCGGCAGATGCAACAGCGGCTTTCTCTGGCGGTGCTGGTTTGGCCGGGGGTGGTTTTCCTAATTTTGTGATTGGAATAGATGGTTTACCAGCTTTAAAACCAGATGATGTTGGTATGCCATCAACAGACCCAGAGCGTTTAGATGAAGATGATCTTATTGAAGAAGAACCAGCGTCTTTACTTTTGACCCCAGCTGCTGAGATATCATTCGTAAATACTTTAATAGCTTCGGATGTTAGTACGGCCGTAGAAAAAATAAAAAAAGCTACTCAAAAAATTGAAATTCTTATTGCATCTGAATCTGGCCGGATTAGTGAGGAAACAAAAAGACAATTTGATGAAGCAGATACTATCGGAGAAACAAGTGCTATAAAATCAGGAACAGCACCCACACCACAAATTGCGAAAGTAAATTCAGCTGTCGCCACTAATAAAACTTTACCACCAAAATCTCCTGCTATTGAACTTACTAGTGATGCGGCGGTAGAAATAGAAAGTTTATACGGTCTTCAAGATGATATTGCTGATTTTGAAAATAATTTGGTAGGAGAATTTCAAAGATTATCTGATCTTCTTCTTAAATATAAAAAAGAATCACCGTTTAATTTAATAGAGGGTAATAGAGAAATTGTTTCCTATCCCGTCAGCGCCGCAGTACTGGCTCCACCAAAATTAAGTGGAATTTCTAGACCACCGGGACAAAAAAATATTGAAGACCTTTATACTTACTACCTTTCTGCAATGAAATTTGCAAACGATAAAATAAATGAAACTAATAATGATATTCAAAAACGCTTAGATTTTCTTCAAGGTGGTTCGATAACAACTAAAATTGTTCCAATTGATGGAGGAACAGAGAGTAGAATTATCCGAGCGCCGGATGATCAACAAAAACTTGAAGATCGTTTTTTTGAGTATAAAGAAACCTCCAATCAACGTGGTGATCAGGCCGCAATGGGTGGTGATATATTAATAGAATCTATGGATGCTGTATATACTGAAGCTGAAAAAACTTTCTCAATACCACGAAGATAATTATAATATAATGATAATAAAAAAATTAGTCACACTAAAAATATTGTATTGGATGCCAGATTATAATAATGTTCTGCAACAATTTACTTGGCAGACAAAGGACATAGTTCCAGAGTATCCAAGAGTGCATAAATTTTTAAACTATTGGCATGAGGAGATTGATGCTGTGATAGCAGAGGTTCAGATTGCCCACAGTCAGGACCATCAGTATAGACCAATTATAGAAGAGTTTCGTTATTAAAAGAAACAAACAATATTTATTTTGTTCTTATAAATAAATGGAGGAGTATCTTAATGACACAATCAAATCCCGTAGCATTTACAGATGCACAGGCACAAAATGAATCTGATCGTCAGATAAAAGCGTTTGTTGATTTAGATTTATTTTTTCTTAGAAGAAATACTTCGAGTGATGTTAGAAAGGTAACAAATGCTTTAGCTATAAAACGAGCCGTAAAAAGTTTAATATTAACGAACACATATGAAAAACCTTTTCATCCAGAAATTAGTTCTAACATAAGGGATATGCTTTTTGAAAATATGACTCCTTTAACATCTATAATTTTAAGTAAAAAGGTAGAAGAGGTAATAACAAATTTTGAACCTAGAGTTAGATTAACTGGTGTTAAGGTATCTCCAAATTTAGACTTGAATACATATGAAATAACAATTGAATTTTTTATCAATAATGCACCTACAGTGCTACAATCAATAGACTTGTTTTTAGAGAGAATACGATAATGGCAATAGATGATAAAAGATTAATTATTTCAGAATTTGATTTTGATGATGTTAAGAATAATTTAAAGCTTTTTATGCAAGGGCAAACAGAATTTACAGATTTTAATTTTGAAGGCTCTGCTTTGAGTACTCTTTTAGATGTATTAGCATACAATACTCATTATCTTGGCTATAATATGAATATGCTTGCAAATGAAATGTTTTTAGATAGTTCTTCTTTAAGATCAAGTGTAGTATCTCATGCAAAAACTTTAGGGTACGAAACTTCATCCCCAAGAGCAGCCAAGGCATTTATTGATGTTACCTTATTCGATTCTATTTTAGCTACGGCATCTTTACCGGCTGGAACAGTTTTTACCACTTCAGTTGATGATGTTACATTTCAATTTGTTAATGTAACTGATTTTACCGCATCAAGTATTGGAAGTCAAATTCCATTTTTAAATATTCCAATATTTGAGGGAACATTTGTAAAAACACAGTTTACAGTAAGTTCTACTGATATTGATCAAAGATTTGTTTTAAATAGTAATCGAGTAGATACGACTACTTTAACAGTCAAAGTTCAAAATTCTATTGCAGACACTACTTCAACTACTTTTGTAAAAACAACTGATATCTCTCAAGTTACTCCAACTAGCGCAAATTTTTTCCTACAAGAAGTTGAAGCAGGCAAATATGAGATATATTTTGGTGATGGTATTATCGGTAAAAATTTGTCCGATGGTAATATAGTAATTTTAACATATGTCGTAACAAATAAAGGTGCTGCAAATACTGCAAGCACATTTACTAACGCACAATCAATTTCTACCGTTACCAATATCCAAATTTCAACAGTTGAGGCAGCAAGTGGTGGAGCGGAAGCAGAAACTATACAGTCTATAAAATTTAATGCACCTCTAGATTTTGCGTCACAAGGAAGATGTGTTACAGCTGAAGATTATAAAACTTTCGTGAAAAGATTTTTTCCAAACA